TCAAACCATAATAATGGAAATCTTCTTGAGTGTCTTGAAGAGATCGTATAGGTTAATGGACTGTGTGGTCCGGTTAATAGATAAGTTCTATCTTTTACTTCCCATGTTTCGGGAGTGGTTGTTTTTTCTTTTGACATGATATAATATAATTAATTAATTGTTTTTATTAAAGGTAAAAGTTACCCCCGTAATTACAACAGGGGTAAAATTTACAATGCGTAATCTAATTAGTCTACTGAAGTAAACAACACAAAGTTGTTAGCTCCTTGTACACATAAACATCTTTCAGACAAGAAGTTTACCTCCATTGCATCAAGATCAGATGTGTAAGCCCCTCCAACAGAACCAGTTACCCATGATTTCATTCTTCTATCATCAGCTTGTGAAGCTCTATAACGAACATGTAAGAATGGTCTACGGATATTAGTTCCTAAGATTTGATCGTATACAGTAGATGTTCCAGCAGGAACAAGAATTCCGTCAATACCAGAATTTGCAACAGCTCCACGAGTAGATGCATCATTTAAGTATTTCCAGTCAGTTTTGTAGAAATCGTAAGAACCTCTTCTGAATCCAGAGAATCCTAAGTTCAATGCCATTTCTTCAGAGTTTTCGAATAAACCGTAAGCAACTCCACCTGCGGCTCCAGAAGATAATGCAGCAAGCATATCATCAAAGTCAAGAGATGTTTGACGGTTTAAGAACAACATATTTTCTTCAATAGCTCCTTGAGTGTCTAAGTTTTTCAAAATTGAATCAAACTCAGTTAAACCCGCAGCAGCAGAAAAATTATTCAATACATTACCTCTATCCTGAACAGCAGCAAATAAACCTTGAGTACCTTTTGCAAGAGCACCACCGCCTAAGTCATAACTAGCAGCGGCAGATCCAGCAGCAGCTAATTCACCCTCAACAACAGACATTTCAAGATAATCTTCAAAACGTAATCTTGTTTCAGATTCAGCTTTCAAATACCAATAGTAACCATTAGCGCCATCTTCAGTAGCAATTTCTACCCATCCAATTTGAGCTGTATCAGATCCATTAACTACGTATTTATTACGTATAATGATTGGAGAGTTATTAAATTGAGTAAATGAAGGAGTAATACTAGTGTAGTTATCATTAGCTAAAGTAGATCCTTTTGCATATTCAGAACCATAAACGAAGATTTTTAAATCATCCATACCATCTGTAAATCCAGCAGCAGCCAAAGTAGCAGCAGTATATGGAGCAACAGTTAATGCACCTGTAGTAATATTGCTAGCGGTAACAATAGCTTTTACTTCTAATCCTGTAGCAGGATTCATAATAACAATAGTTTGATGAATTGAAATTACATTTTGTACAAAGTCAGCAGGATCAGCAGGAGTTAAATCTACCGGGATAAGTAATGTATTTGCAGCAGCACTAACAACGTCAACACCAACATAAGCTACGTGTAATCTGTTTTGTTCTGACCAAATAACTTGATCTGAGCTCATTGGCATTTCAGCCCCAACCATACGTAAGAATCCAGAAAGAGTTCTGTTTCCATAACGCTCTACTTCTGCTTCGTAGATTTCAGGTAAATATTGTTGCGCGAAAGATGAAAAATCAGGATTAGTTGGATCCGTGAAATTCAAATAATTTGTGTTTAAAGCTTGTTGCTTCTGGGACGGAGTAATACTTCCGAACGTAGGCGTTACATTTGCCATAATTTTTTAATTTTGATTGTTAAATTTGTTTTTTATTTTCAGTTTTGAAGAATCAACGCCGTTAATTGCTTTAACTTTAAATCCATTAACAAATATTTCACCTGTTGACGTTTGTCTCGGGGTAGTTGGGATGTTGTTAGATTTTGCAATAACCTCTTTAATTGCGTCGGCTTTACCCTGCTCATAAAAATGATTTGCAATAGTGTCTGCGTTTTCGGCAGCATACATAGCTTTATGATAACCTTTCAAATCTGTAATTTCACCTTTGTCATTCAAGAACTTCTTGATTAGGTTGTTTATGTTTGATTGTTTATCGGCCACCGTTTCTGTGTTCTGGATTCCATATCTAAAATTTTTCTCTCCCAATTTAAAATCAAAACCTTTGAATTCTTGAGAAAAGAAATTTTTAGTACCATCCTTGAACTGCGAATGTAGTGTTTCTGCGTTTGCCTGTTCTTCGTTGTATCGGTTAAAAAAGTCCATTGCTTTTTGTTGTTCTTTGGATACGCTCGGTTTCAACTTGATCTCGTCGTAATATTTCCCTTTAAGCTCTTCCAAAAAGTTTCTGGCTTTTGCAACTTCTTCTTTAAATGCGAGTTTCTTTTTTCTGATGTCTCGTTCATCATCTAAATCTTCATCATAACTAAATTCATCTTCCATTAAGAATTCAATCTCTTCAGAATCTAAATGTGGTCTTGATTTTTTATAATATTCTTTAAGTAAAGCTTCGTTATTAATACTAGAATAGTCGTGACTTAATCTAACATAGTCTTCGACTGTTCCACCTGTTTCTTCCATAAAGGCAACAAGTTTATTAATATTTTCAGGTAATTCTTTACCGGTATTTCCTTGTACTTCAAGTGCTTTGTTTGCTTCTTCAACAAGTGTTGCCGTTGTAGTATCAACTTCTTCTTGAGTAATCTCTTGTATTACTGTTGTTACTTCTTCTTGGGCTGGAGTTTGAACGGTAACTGTTTGATGTTCTTCGTTTCTTTGCTCCACTTCTTGCAATCCCAATTCGGGTTGTTTTGTGCCCAACATGCTTTCATCTGTGTTTTCGATTTGAACGGCATCCTCTGGTGTTTTATTTGTTCTTAAGTCTACTTTTGAAATTTCGTTAGGTTTATTTAACTTTTTCATAGGAGTTCTCTTCTTTTGTAATTTAAAGTCTCCTTCTTGTTTTACTTGTTCTGACATAATATGATAATATAAAATTGGTTAATGTATTCTTATTGAGGATTAAACTGTGATAAGTCGAATCCATCATCACTACCTTCAAAATCTTTTGGTAAAGAATTATTTTTTCTTTGGTCTATTAATTCTGATTGTTGTGTTGCTTGTATCTTTGTTCTTTGATCTTTACGATCTTCAGCTTGCGCTTGTTTTTGTTGAGCAACTCCTAATTGCATTTGAGCAAGTTGCATATCATATTCAAACTTTTGAGCCATTTTTTGTTTTTCAATCATTAATTCTTGTTGCATTCTTTGTATTTCAAATTGAGACTTAGATTGCAATATTTGAATTTCCGTTTGTGCTAATGCTTGTTGCTTTTGTACTTCCGCTAATGCCGCAGCTTCTGATGCTTGTGCATTTGCTTGACCCTGCGCCGCAATATTTGCTTGTTGATTTGCTTGATCTCTTTCTAACTTTTTCTTTCTCTTATATTTTAAAGATTGATTAGCTAGTTTTAAATTCTTAATTTGTCTTAGATCAATTACATCTTCTAAATCAATTCCTCCTGATTGTAATGCAACTTGAATGTTCTGTTCAAATTGTACTTTATCTTCATCTTCTGGTTCTAATTCTAAGAATATACCAAAGTCATGCAAGTTTAAGTTCTCTATTTCTCTTAGAGTTTCCACGTTGGAAATAGATATACTTTCTATAAGCGACTTACGTGTTAATGGGAATTCTAATGAATCTTTAATTCTAAGAGCAATGTTTTCACATAATCTTAATGTTAAGAATAAACTTGATTGTAATATATGACGTGTTGCAGTGTTTGAACTTGCTGCCGCCATTTTTTGTAGCCCTACTAAAGCATCTCTATCTGGAGCACTACCATCTCTTGCTTCATTCAGTCCGGTTACGTCACGTATCATTTGTAAGTAATATTGGTAAGTACTTATTAAAGAACTTATCTTAGCATTCCCTGACGATGTTTGTAATTCCTGAATTGGCACTTTACCCGGATTCATTCCTCCATCCTGGGACATCGATCTACCAACAATACTACCTGTTTGGAAATACATATTTAATGCTTCCGCTGCATTGTAATTTGTACCATTGCCTAAATCAACTTCAGCTAATCCATCAACATCTACAAATACCCCGTCAGGAACCATTCTTGATAGTACTTGTTGTAATTTTAAATGCGTTAATTGAATCATATCTGCAAACCCTGTTATACGGCTTACTAATGACTCAATTCTTCCTTTATACATTCTAGGAGCACAGATGGTATAATTCATCTCTACCCTTGTAGTGTCGGCAAATGGTCTAGTCATATTTTCAGACAATTCCCATTTAAGCATTTTTTCTAATCCTAATATTTTTGCACCTGAATACAATACCTCGATTGATCTTGATACTCTTTCAAAGTTATCATTTGCTGGAGGATTAAATGTGTCTGGTTTTTCAAGTGCTTTTTCTAATCCTGTTTCAGTCTGTTTAATTTTAAAGACTTGATTAGAATATGTTTTATATTCAAAATACAATATTTGAACGGTATTGTCGTTTGTATCAGCTCCGTAATAATTACGAGTATAATTGGCATTGCCTGGAAATTTTTCTATTTCTTTTAAATCTGCATCACTTAAATACGGGAATTCCTTTTTAAGCTCCTCTAAAGGTACGGATTTAACTTCTCCAACATAATACAAATCCTCAAAATTCGGGTCCTCAGTATAAGAATAAACAAGATTAGCTGGATCAACATATTCAAGAACCACACCGTTAGCTTCATTCCAGTTTGTTTTAGCTGCGCCAATACCTAATACTGTTAAGTCATAGTTTAGTCTTCTATTAATTAAAGTATATCTATTGCGATCTAATATTTGATTTATTACTTCTTCTTCTGCAATTTCAATTGCTTGTTTGTAATCTAATTGTAAATGAATTTCTAATTCTTCTTTTGTTTCAGGTAATTCTTCTGGGTTTGGGGTATTATATAGATTAACACCCAATTTAGATTGAATGCTTTCTAATAAGTCCTTTGCCATCATATCTCTTATGATACCTTCGGCATATTTTGTTTTAGCTTGAACAGCTTCTGGATCTTCGGCATAAGCTTTGATCTCATAGTTCTTACTAGATATACCATTAACAACAATGTCTACAAACTTAGGTATAATAGGAATAGGTTTCCAATCTAAATTAAGATATGACAAATCACCATTAATAGATAATTCATCTTTATATTTTTGTACAGATTGTTCACCTCTTGCATAAAGACGTAAATTGTGAAAGTTTTGCCAGTTTGATCCCCACCTGTTACCTACTCCGCCACCAACTCTATCTCCACGAAACCATTCGTTTTCAATAGCTCTGCCGACTAAAGCCCCGTATTCATAACTTTGTTTTTCTTCATCCGGTACTACCTGACTAGGGAAAGAACTATTATTGTTTGTATAAATCATCTATTATATTATTTTTGAACTATAACCTTCATTATTATATCTTTTAAAGCTTAAAGGAACTTTCTCCTTTTGGAAATTGCTAGTTGGTGTATACATGTGTTTGTTACATGCCATTATAGCTAATCCTGAACTTATCGAAGCATCATGCTTTGTTCTATCGTTTATGTTGAACCTTGCCCAATCTTCTAATGTCTTTTGAAAATACATATCTCCATATGAATCTCCTAAATCGCCAACATGATGTTCTATATAGGTTTCAATTGCGGCCGCGTGTGCTTGTATAATATCTTGTCCTGAGTTTGGTATACCACCAATTTCTTTTTCAGCCGGTGATAATTTATTCCATACTTTATCAGGTCTATTCATTGAGAACCCTCTATAGCCTCTTCTTTTAAAATGATACAACAATCTTGCTTTGTTATTCTCGGCAAGTATTGGCATACCATAAAATACACAAGCCATTAATACTTCTTCAAAAAATATTTCAGCAGTCTGAGGTCTTGCAATGTATTCTAAAAAGAAATGATTTACGGGTACATCTTCCATTGAAAACTTTGTTAAACCATGAAGAGCGCCATTCGATCCTCTGTTGTCAACTGTTCCTGATATATCATAACTATCACAACCAAATGCGCCACAGTGTTCATTGCCAGGATATTTGTACCCATCTTTTATTATTACGCGGTTTTGCATATGTTTAGGTGGTACCCAAGAAATTAAGAATCTGCCGTCTTTATTTGGATAAAAACTCACTCTTGTATCCATCACACCCATATCCCATTGGAAGTTGCCACGTGTTAGAACGCCAGAGTGACGTAGATCTGCATTGTAATCAATTTGCTCGTATATTTTTGTAAGATTAAACAACGATTGTTTTGTTTCATCTCTAAATGCGTGTTGTTCAGTTCTTGGAAATTGTCGGTAGTATTCGTTTAGGCCATCTGAATCTGACTTTAAACCATCAACTTCATTCTGCCAGTGTTCAATAACACCTATTTCAATTTCGTTCCCATCAATTCCTTTAACGGGTCTTTCCGGAGAATGGAAGACAGGTAAGCCATAAGTATCAATGAATCCCTCGTAGGACCATTCCATAGGTATGAACAAACTATATAATCCTGAACTAGTCTGTCCATTGGCGTTTCTTTTCGTAACATCTGAATTGTAATAAAGTTTCTTAAAGTTTTCTCCTCCTTTATCTAAAGCATTTGATGTTGATCCCATCATACACTTACCGATAATACGACTACCTAATCTTAAACAAGTTTTAGTAACCCTCCAGTTGTTTAATATATTATCAGGTTTAAGCCATTTACCACTTTCATCATGTACAAGAAGTTTTAATTTCTCTCCATCATAAGAGTTATCCCCTGTATTCTTCCAGTCAATTGTTGTGTCAAGACCATCAAGTTCTTCGGGGTTTTCATTATTATCTAATTTCTTCCTTGTAAACTTAGAAGCCGGTACTCTATATGCCAGTTCTGTTTTAGGTCTATCCATACCATCTTGGATAGGTTTAAAAAAGAAAGGGTAGTTGATTGATATTGGTACAACCTTATCGGTAAACATTGTTTTAGCATCACTACCTGATTTAGATAGGATACCAAACCTTGAGTCACTTGACATTGTAGCTTGATTAACTAATTCAGCAGAAGACATAAATGAAAAACCAGAACGTCTATTCTTTAAATAAGACATTCCGTAACATCTATAATCCGCTTTACAAGCTTCCCAAAATATAAAGAATAATCTATTTGATTCTCTAAAGTCTGGTGCACCAACGTCTATCTTGCTCCATTGCAAGTACATATAGTGTGTTCCTGTTATATATGTAGGAGTTCCATTACTGTAAAACGAAAAACCTTCATCTCTGTATTTAAATTCATTGTCAATGTAATCGTACCATTTTTCCTTAAAGGTATCAGGATATTTATTCCAATCAAATACATTCTTTATCTTAACTAACTCTTTAGGAACTTCTAATTGTTCCCAATATTGTAATTCTTTTTTTGTATTTCTTTGATATGAGTCTTCTATTAAAGGTAAAGCAATCTTTAAATCTTGTATTTCATATATCTCACCAATCTTACCGGTCTTACTTATAACAACCATGTCGTGTTGTTTATTATAACCGTACTTCCATGTTTTAAGTCTATTCTCTTTCTTTAAAACAGTTGATTTAATATAATCCGGTAAAACCTTGAATAAAGTATTTTCGTACATTATTTTGATCTCCCTTCTGCGAAACCTTTAAACGTTTTTGCCGTAGGTTCTTTTTCGCTTTCTTCTAACATTCTTTCTTCTTCTTCAATCCTACTAAGGATTTCAAAAGCATCAAATATAGCCAACTTCTTTGTTGCCGCTGCATTCTTTAATTTGTCTGCGCTTAAATCATCTTCTCCATTGTCTAGGATAGCCTCTTCAGCAACTTTAATTAACTCAAGAACCGCTTTGTGCCCAGCTTGGACTATATTCCTCTTCGTTTCCTTTATATTCATATTTAATTACAATATCATTAGATTTCATACAATATAATCTCTGATTGTCTATAATGAATTCAAATTCTCCAAAAGGAGTATAACCCACTAAGTCTCCAGGATTGATTTCGAGCTCTTTTAAAGAGTCATTTCCATATTTTAATATACCAATAAGTTTACGCTCTTTATCAAGCTTTAAATGGTCTATATTTTTTAATGGCTTTATAAAACATCTATCTCCAAATGATTTCCATTCGGTATCTGTTTTATATAAGTAAATTTGATCTGCGCTACAGAAGTATAGGTCTTCTTTAAAGTAAGCTCGACTATTTTTTTGTTTACCCTTTATATCATAAAATCTTCTAAAAACATTATGATGTATAATTACGGTATCACCAATTTTTATATCTGTTTTATATGCTAATGGTATTGAAACCACTTCAGCTATATTATTAACAGACTTAAAACTTTCTATCTTAGTATTTACTATTAATTCTTTACCGTCAATATCAATACTATTTTCATACCTAGACCCCACAGGTTTAACTATGAAATCAAATACTCCGGTCACTTTAATATTCTAAATCGTACTCGACTGAAATAGCCATATTAGAATTAAACTTCTTCCACGGCATAACTTCGTCTTCCTTTTTAATATATATATTGTAGGAGTTGTCTTCTTCGTCAAAGAGTATATGGGAGATCTCATGTCCCCCATAAACGCTTTGATTTAAAGAGTAATGCATTGCATCATTTTTATAATCTGATCCAATGCTTATCTTACGAATTACAGAATTCATTATTCCTCAGTTGGAATTTCCATTTCAGTATATGAACCATCTTCTAAATTAATATTGACTGCCCCATATTCAGCTTCTAACTCTGATTTAAATTCCTCAATCATTTTATTTAATTCACCAAGTTGATGTAAGAATCCGTGTTTTTGAGATTCTAATACTCCAATGTTTGTTAATAATGATTGTAGATCTTTTTGCTGAGCTACGATTTTTTCTAATTGTTCTTTTGTAATTTGTTTTACTACTTCCATCTGATTTAATTTAATTGTTAATTATTATTATTTATTTATTTGTATAATAGTATACTAGAGTACGGTAAATTACTAACTGTCGTTACAGCAATTACCATTACCGGTAAAAAGGTTCCCTCATTTACTCCTGAAAAAGTAACTGGAGTATAAGTAGTAACCCCTGTACTAGAATTATAAGAAGTGTTTCCAACAGGGACTACAGTAATAGAAGCTGTTGTACCTGAAGTTGTTTTTGCTCCTATGTAAACCGCTTTAGGGTCTCCGTAAAAGGTTGTAGCTCCTGATATAGTGTCTACTTTTGCCGCAAAGTCTGGTTGATTTCCAAATTGTCCCATAATTATTTTTTAAATATTTTATTGTATATTCTACTTTTGTTTTTTGTTCCAAGTTTAAATTCTAAAACGGTATTGCCTGGAAAAGAATAATCTTCACCTGGTTCCATTATTTTAGAATTGCCTTCGTTATCAATACCCAAAACGGGGAAACCTACGTTTTTCATTGTGATTTCCCCGCTAGGTATTACATTATAAGGTCTATCTTTATCAGGACTATTTTTTTTATAACCTGTTGTTGATAGATTTTTCATTTTATTTTCCAGCTAAACTTAGGGTGTAATTTTGAGCCATTGTATTAGCCTTTCTTGCTCCTTCAGTTGCTGCTTTTTCTTTTTCATACCTATTTTTCAAAGCGTCTATTTCGGTAGAATTAAACTTATTCGCTTTTGCAGAAGCAATTGTTTTTCCTCCTCCATCAACTAAAAACATATCTCCACTTTCTTGAGTGACTAATTTTTTTTCAAAAGCTTTAGGAGCCGTTTTGCCAGATTTAACATCAAACTCAGTTCCAGGTATAACTTTACCAGCAGGAGCATTTGAAGCAAATTTTTCAGCATTTTTTTGTTCATCTGCCGTTGGCCCTAATGCTTTTCTTTTAGCAATAGACTCTTCCATCTTTACAACTTTTGGGTCTTCAGTGGTTTGTAAAAATACAGCAGGGATTCCATATCCTGTTTTTGAACGGTTACCTCTACCGTAATCTTGTTTGTATGCCATTTTGTTTATTTTTAATTGTTATTTATTTTACTCTTGTATATACTACAGTTGCGTTAACTGGTCCTTTAACAATGCATTCTAAAGTATTGTTATCAATAAATGTATAACTGCATTCCGTAGTCCAGTTTGTTTCGTCGCAAATTGATTTAATAACCAATACATTATTTAGTATTCTTATTGATAATAATCTTAACGGGCCTCCATCAACCGTGCTAAACTCAACAACTTGTAATTGGTTTTTAATATCTTTCCAAAATACCATTTGTGTTGCATGGCGATTTGGTTCCCAATATCCAATTAAACTATTAATATTAACTTTTGATTGAGCAAAAATATTAAAACTCAGTAATGCAAATACGGTAATTAAAAATACTTTTTTCATGATTAAATAATATTAGATTTATATAATATTATTATCACGTGTATTTACTGCTTTTTATAAGCTTCCATCTCCCAAGGTAATTTCTTAGACCCCTCTTTCATAGTTGCTCTGGGATATTTCTTTCCCTTCCACATAACATGAGTATCCGTATAGTCTAAATCACCACGTTTCATTTGATCTATATGGACCTTCTCATGAGATATAGTTTTATTCTTTTGTAATTCTAATGGGGATACATCTTTATTAATTAGGATTGCTCCATTATTTTGCGCCATACCTAATATGTTATTATCCATGTCTGTACTATAGATCGGAGTATTATCCATATTATAAGGTGCACCCTTCATTAAGAATGCCATATTAGCACTTCTTCATTTTAGCCGCGCTCATTTTAGCTGGTGCTTTCATATAAGCAGCAGATTTCATTTTAGCAGGAGATTCCATTTCCTTTGCCATAGACTTTACTGAAGATACAGCTTTTTTAACTTCTTTATTTTTCATTGCTGCTTTAGCAATTTTTTTTACTACCTTTTTCATTTTTATTTTTTGTTTAATAAATCAACCGCAAAATTAATCGCGGCTGATATAAATTATTATTATGCTATTGCTACAGAAGTAACTTGAGATCCTGCTGGCAATGCTACAGCAACAACTTGTCCTCCAGGAACAGCAGCGATAGCCGCGTTAATCGCAGTAAGTACTTCTACTGCTTTAGCAGCGGTTGTAGTAAGCACAATGTTCTCACCTGCAGTAAAAAGAGTTACAGCATTAGCAGCTGTTGCGAAAATACCGGTAATTGTATTTACATTAACTAATCTAGGTCCTGCAGCATAAGCTGTTGCGCTAGTTACAGGAATTGAAATAAAATTTGTCATTTTGTTTTGGTTTTAATTGTTGGTTATTCTTTTATTTTTTTGCTTTTAAAGTAATCTAAAATACGTATACATGTATATACAATAGACACTAATAATAATACTATTTTTAAAGTAGATTCTACTCTATCACTAAGACTTACTATGAGTGCTACCGCATTTAGTAAATACATTTTTAGATCGGGTGTATGCATTATCTTCTCGCTTTTGCTCTTTGTGTTATAGGCTCAGGCGAACAACTCGGTTGATCAAATCTAAGTTTGATTCCATCTTTTCCAGAACTAGATCCTTTACCTTTTGGATAACCAGTCGTGTCAAACGGTCCGTCCCATAAAGCGTTCGCTCCTACACCTGACATTTTAGCTTCGGTGTCAAAAGGAGTCATTGGGTGTATTTTTGCTTTTACATTCATAATTAATTGTTTTCAAAGCCCAGTGCGGGCGTTATACTTGTGTCTACTCCTTGTGGTGGCATCAAAGGGCCATCTTGTAATAATTCTGGATTTGCTAATTGCATAATCGGTGCTTCGTTACCTTTAACCTCTCTTGTGAAAGTCCCCGGGGTCGCCACTCCGTATACATTTTTAACCGTCTCTGCGCTTCCAACAGCTTTGGGATTTATCGGCGTTGGAATAATTGAAGAAGGGTTACTAATTCTTACTCCTGCCGGAATACTCCTTGATGAATTTGACTGAGTCATATTTACCGTAGAAGGTCTCTTTACTCCTGTTAAAGGAGGCGTAACAACCGTTGTTTGGGGATTTGCTACAGTACGCCCTGGCTTAATCATATCATATCTTACCCTTGGTTTTGATGCTGGATTTAAATTTGTGGCTAATGTTGATGTTTGCACACCTGTTGGTTGCTGGACTTGTTGCACATTTGCTTGAGCAGCAAGATTTCCCATATACCCAGACATACTCCCAGCAAAAATATTTTGTGATTGCGGATTTGTTTGTCCTGCCAAACCACCTATTATGCTTGCTGGATTTCCCAATTGATTTAACGGGCTACCTTTCATTTTATATGCCATGATTCCTTGTTTTATCTTTATTCAAATGGTCTATTGCGGTTTGCAATACTACATCTGTATATGTTTTACCTTTCATTATACTGTTATTCCTTGGTCTTGTTGGAATATCTTCTTCACCTAGCATTATACGATACATTCGGTTTATCAGTTGTTTACACTTAAATGAAACTTTGTATATGTTGTATTTTTGGGTTGTATGGTTTCTATTTCGCCACACTACTATCCACCCTTCTTTTAACAAATTGTTCCAGCGTTTATTGTCCCAACTGTAAGCGTACGTACCAATCTTATAATCTTGCTTGGTAAAGAATTCCATGCAATCAAAGTATATTAGCAATTCTAAATCAGAATCGGTTAAATTATTATTTCTACAAGCCCATCTGCGTATCAACCTGTAATGTTTTAATAAGCCAAGACTTTTTACATCCTTTGCTTCTAGCTTTCTCATAAAACAATTACAACGTCTTGTAACTTTATAACCTTATAATCATGACCTTCAAATTCAATACCGTGACCGGCACTTTTGTCATAATAGATAATGTCTCCAACGTTCAACACTTTTATCTCATCACTTATAGAAACTATAACAGCTTCTTTATATCTTATATTCTCTTTATCTTTTTCTGCTAAAAGTAAACCGCCTTCCGTTTTGCTTAACCCCGTTTTCTTTAACGAAATTATAATGTTGTTACCTATTGCTTTCATGATACGCGTAAATTATTAATTACACAATCAGTTGATAATATAGTAACAGCTACAGATGCCGCATTTCTTAGTGCAGATTTTGTAACTAATAATGGATCAATAATCCCCGCTTCAATCATATTAACAATATCGCCAGTCATTACATTTAATCCATCACCTTCTACAAACTTAGTCATTGTATCTTCCATTCCTGCATTTATCAGGATCGTATTGAAAGGGGCTTTAATTGCATCGAGTAAAACCCATTCTCCGGTATTAACTCCAGTTAATGTTTGGGATGCGTTTAATAAAGCAATTCCCCCTCCTGGAACAATACCTTCTTTAATGGCTGCTTTAGTTGCACATATCGCGTCTTCCACTCTATCTGCTTTTTCTTTTAATTCAACATCTGAATTAGCACCTACTTTTACAACAGCAACCTTTGCTGATAATCTTGCTAATCTTCTTTCTAATCGAATAACTTCAGCAGGATTAAGTTTACCTTCAAGTTGTGTTTTTAATTCGTTAATTAGCTCCTGTACTTCTTCAGTTGTACTATTAACTTGTAATATTGTTTCTGAATCATCGGTTACGGCTTTTAAACAACTACCTAAATGTTCTGGCAGTATTAAATCCATATCATCTCCTAAATCTTCATTTATAATTATTGCGCCAGTTAATAAGGCAAGATCCATTAAGGTATCTTTTTTATTAACACCATAAGTTGGTGCATTAATTACATTTACTTTTATATTTCCTTTTACTTTATTCATTGCAAGAGCAGATAGAACGTTTGTTTCCATATCTGCAATAATCAATAAAGATTTATTTGCTTTTATAACGTGTTCAAGTACTGACTGTATTTGTCTGATACTCTCCACTGGTGATTCAATAATCAATACAACAGGATTTTCTAATTCTGCAATCCTTTTGTTTGGGTTAGTTATAAAATGTGAATTAACTAAACCTTTATCGTATTGTACCCCTTCAATTACTTCTATTTCTGTTTCGGCTGATGCTGATGTTTCCATCATTACAATTCCTGTTTCTCCAACGGATCTAAATGCATCGGCAATAATCTTACCTAATACTGGATCATTGTTAGTCGAGATAGTTGCAATGTTGTCAATCATATCTCCTGTAACCGGTACCGCAATTGATTCTAAATAAGTAATCACTTGATTAGTCATTGATTCAATACCTTGCTTTACTTCTCTTGCATTATGTTTAGCTTGAACTTTGTAAGCTTCATTTAATATTGCATGAGCTAATACAGTTGCGGTAGTTGTACCGTCACCCGCTTCTTTAACTGTTTTGCGAGCAGCTTCTTTTAAAAGTCTTGCTCCCATGTTTTCAACTGGATCCAATAAAATAACACTATCTGCCACGGTAACTCCGTCCTTTGTTATAATTGGTCTTCCTTGATTATCTTCTAGCATTACACATTTACCACCAGCACCAAGCGTTGAGCTTACAGCTTTTGTTAATTTTGTAATACCTTCGAACACTTTATCTTGAGCATCTTGCCCAAAGTTAAGATTCTTCACTATTGCATCTGACATAATTTAATTTGATTTGATTTGATATAGTATATATATCACATGTTTCTACAGCTTTTTACTTTGCAGCTTAAAATAGATTGTATTCAATTACGAATCCGTGTCCGCTTGGATTGTTTGGCTGTGCGAAGTATTGCCATCCAATACTAAACTTTTTAAATTCTAAAAGCAATGTACCGTATAAACATGGATTTGTTAAATTAATCCCAATTGTATTAACTCTAAGGTAGCCGTGTAATTCTGGTTTAAATGGCTTATTTATTATTTTTTCCTGGTAGTCTATAAAATCTTTTTGAATAGATATTATACTATCTTTTACTTTTAATTGATTATCATAAACAGAAGTCTGTTTGAGAAAGTTATCAATTCTTTCATTTTGTAACTTGGCCGTAGCTTTACAAGCATCGTACATAACCAAGTCAGTAGCAATTGCTCTAGCTTGTTTTTCATTTAACCTAACAACCGAATTATTCTGGGTAACGTTCTGAGAAATAACCTTGCAACTCATTAACAGGAAGGCTATCAATAATACGTATTTGTTCATATTCTTTTTGTTTTATTATTTTTATTTTTTCAATATATACTCCATCTATTTGTTTTAATGAGTCTATTAACTTTTTATTTTCATTAGCTAATAATTCAAGAGAGTTTATTTTAATTTTAAATTTTTCACGCTCTTCAACGTACTTATTTGTTTTTAGTGTATTAAACATTGAATACGCTATAAACACAATTAATAATAAAACACCAAGCCATTGTGATTTTATAAAACTCATTACTTTATTTTTTTGTACCATTCGTTTGTTAATTTTATTCTTTCCTCTAAACCAATAGTTCCTCCATTAACTCTTTTTGAAATTTTTGTAATAGAGTCTTTAGTCACGGTACTGGCAATAGGTAGCAATCCATTTTTCTTAAAAAAGAATAAAGCGCTTTCAAAATAATATTTTGTTCCAACTAACTCAGGATTAGCTACACAATCTTCTTTAATGAAATCCGAAAATTCTTTAAAGTTTGATTTACCGGTCAATTGCAAAGCGCCGGCTCCTCTGTATTTCCAACCGTCTTTTGATGCTTCATCTCCATTGCCCATTCTATTAGCATATGTTCTTGATGCAATCAAATCTGGTTTTCTTGCATAAGCAACAGCTTGCTCAGGTGTAAAATACTTAGGAAATATTTTTCTTAATCCATCGGCTGAATAATTAACATTTTCCCTTTCCGATTTAAAATGCCCACTTTCATGCTCAGCTTGTCCAAGTATATGCGCTAACTGCTCATCAGATACTCCCCACGTTTCTTTTATTTTTGCAAATGATTGTTTACCTAAAATCCCATCGGCTGTTAATCCCAGCTTTTTTTGTAAATCAGCTAGCTTACTCATTTTCTTTTTTATCCTTATTAAATACTGTTCCTGCCATAGATATTCCAAAACTAACTGAAGTTAATATTAAGAACCCATTAAATATGAATTCTTCTATAACTAATTTATTACCAATTATTCCTGTTATAACGTCTGCTATTAAAGTAAACACCATCATAAAAAAAGAAACTACTCCAACGAATGATTTCTCATTTATATCGTTATTATCACTAATTAAATTTTTCCAAAATCCCATAATTATTTTATTGTGTCTTTAACGGTTATTGAATCTTTATTTTTACCAAGTACCTTGTCAAAGAATGATCTTTTTTTAGGTAATTTATATTCATTTATTTTTTTATTGGCTACTATCAAACAATCTTTTGTAATAGCTATTTCCTCTTTTAGATTAGAGTTTTCAGTTTTAAGATTAGAATTTTCTGATTTAAAAACATCTTTCTGATAAACAACTTTCTTAACATCGTCTTCTAAACCCTCTGTTTTTACTAATAGACTATTCATTTTCTCTATGTCGTTAGAGAATAAAGAATCCATAGTTACAACGTCTTTGTTTTTTTCCGTAACAGTGGATTTATTACAAGCCACTGCTAACAATATAAATAGTATAAATATCTTTCTCATTATTTCAATCCTTTAATTTGGTCTAACAATTCTAATTTGGCAGCAGCTCTTGCTAATGTACTATCTGACTTTTTAAGCCTTTCGTCTAATAGATCTACTTTTTTAGTTAGCTGTTCAACATTAATACTACACTTATCTATTTGTGATATATAATTCATTTTATTGTCTATGTATAAATAGCCCACAGCTAATACCACCAAAAACAATAGCCCCTTTACAGGATCTTTAGAAAATTCTTTAAAACTTATTGGCATTTCCATATTTTAATTAATGTTATAAATATTATTTTTAATTTTTTTGTTATTAAATTTGCTTTTTTAAGTATATTTTAAATTACCTACCTTGCCCTTTATATAATTTCTTGTAATTCTTAGAATCTTTTAAACTTGATGTTTTGGATTTTGAGTGAACTCCAGGTCTTGATATGTTTTTTTCAACTTTTATAGCGGTTACAGTTTGTTTTGCCATTTTGTATATTGTTTTTTATTTTTATCCTATTTCTTCTACTATAATACTTGATGGGTATATATCGCTAGCGCAAGCGCTTTCTATATATAAGTCATATGGAACATATCCGTTAGTTAGCACGGTAATATTGCTGGTTGATGTTGCTCTTGTGTCATACGTAGAATTATATGGAAATATTATGCCTCCATTAACTTGAAGTCTTATATTGGTACCTGTATCATATACATTAAGAAAGCACTCAAACCTACAATAACTAGTGTTACCATCGTTGCTAACTGATCCAACATAACTAGGAGATATTAAATACTTTCCTACGCCAACTTCATCTAACCCTATTTTTAAATTAACTGCACTATTTGCTTGTGTTATTCTAAAATACATAGTTATTTTTATAGTTCTACCGGAGTTAATATTTGGTTTTTCAAAATAACTTGCCGGTAAACTTATGCTACCTTTACTACCGCCTATTCCGCTTGTTGCGCCAAATACGGATCCGTCAGGGGCAACCAGGGGAGCAGCCGAGTCGGGCATCTGAAAACTATATATAATCTTAGGTGTCCACCC